TTTAATTCGATTTTCAATAGTATTCCTTAATCCGCTACTAAATCGGAATTTAAATGTCATTTGGCGCAGTCGGTTACAATCTGTAACTTCCGATAGCTTAACTCCTTTTAAGTCCGCAAAATCAAATTCAAAGTCCGATTTCAGATTCTCGATTTGATTGCCAGTTTCATCGTAGGCAATTAGTTTGTTGGATACCCTTTTTACTTTATACATTTTTTCAATTTTTTTCTGTCATTAGACCTCATTTGGTATTCAAAGTAATAGCCTGAAGTTCCGTATCTTGTCTTGAATTTAATTAATTTTCGGTTGCAATAAAATTTGTGTTTCAATTCCAGTTCATCTATTCGAGTTGGTAGCTTGACCGTTCCAAATTCTTTCACTCCCTTTAAAGTTGTTAGAACTTCGCCCGAAAGTAAGGCATTAAAAATCGCTTGTTTTTGTGTCATTTTAATTGATTTTATGTGTTAAAAATATTTCAATTCCTAATTTTTCGGATGCTAAAAAAAGTATCTGCCAGTCCATTTTCTTCTTTTGCTCAAATTCAACAATTCGCCAGCGATTAACTCCAAACATCTCCGCTAAATCCGTTTGACTTAATTTAGCTTCTGTTCTGCATTGTCGGCAATCATCGACAATTTGGCTGTATAGGTCTGTAAAATGTTGGTAATTAACAACACATTCTAATTCATTTTCGTTGATATACATAGAGTTAAGTGTTTAGTTGCGTGTATAAAGTAGTTATAAGAAATGCTGGCTGCCAACGCTCTTTCCCGTTGAACAAGAATCATCATCCTGTGGTTCTTCCATCCAAACTAATGCAGCACTCGTTTGGAGTTCACTTACATCGAGCCAGCACATTCTTATAACAATGGGTTTGTGCAATTTTTCCATTGCTTCTATAAAGTTACCTATACATATCGCTTCATCTGTTGTCATATCAAAATTCGTTTAAAAACTGCACAAACCCACAGCCGTTATCTGAATGACTTTTCATACCTTATCGGAAATAATTTAGGTTAATGAATGATATAACATACACGCAAAACGTTAATTAATACTCGCCACTATCTGATTAACTTTTTACGCTCTCTTTTCCTTGTCGCTAAATTACGATTATACAATGTAATTTCTTTATGCAATTTTTCAAGTTCTATATCTTTAATCCATTCATATTTGGCAAAATTAACTCTCTTAATAACTCCATTGTTTTGCAGTACTATCTGAATGTTTCTTGATATTCCTAATCCTTTGCACAAATGATTCATCAATGGTCTTTCACCTTTTTTGCAAGCCTTTTTAACCTCATTCAGAAAAAAAATATAGTTCCAGTCTCTTTGCCTTGGTGTCATGCTTTAAAATGCGTTTTTAACGTATATCTATTTTTTAGTTCAGCCATTACTTCCCTGAATACACCCCTTTCGTAGTCATAAGTCATAAGATTATTAAGCTGCGCAAGCCCATTTATTACAGTTGTATGGTCTCTATTACCAACTAACTTACCAACTTGTTTCAGACTTAGTTTAGAGTACTTATACATCACTTTCATGAAGATGTAACGTGGCAATAGTTTTTCTCTTTGGCGGTCTTTAGTTGTAAACACATCCGCTTCAACTCCGCAATGTTTAGCGATTATATTTTTAAGAGTATCAATATCAATTTCTTTTGCCTTGCCTAAGTAATCACAGATTTTTAGATGTATGTTTGTCATTGTTTGCATATCCACGCTGTTTTATCGTTAATAATTACTTCTCCATCCCAGTTCACCCAGTTAATGTCCTTTAGCTTTTGATACCTTTTTTTACTCACAAATTGCATATAAAAAAACTCGTCATCATCCATTACTTTAGCGTTCCTTAGCAACTCATCCGCAAACCCGATTAAAGGATATTTTTCTTCGCAAGTCGCTAAAATCTTGTCCCAAATTTCCTCATCTTTTGGGACTTCATGAATAAAAAATCTTTCTTCTAAAGGGAAAGGGTATTCGCTCCAGTCATCCTGTCCAAATTCTTCAGGTTTAGTTAAGTAGTTAATCAGATAGCCATAATCAACTTTCAAAGCCATCATTTGAACTTGTAATTGAAGATAGTACTTTTTAGCTAATTTATCGCATTGTTCAAAGTAATTGAATATTGAGTATTGACACTTAGAATCCGCAATCCATTTGCCCTCTAAAATAGCATCAGGAGTAGCCCCTAACTTGTCATTGACTTTATAGAATTTTTGGTTTGGTTCGCCTCCGTGAATCGAAGTCAATATCTCTATTGCCGTCACTTCGTTAACTATACCATGTAACATTGGTTTGGTGCTAACTTCTTTTTTTAATCCGTTTAAGTTTTCAGCTATCTCAAAGATATAATTGAGTGCGGTTTTGCCCGTTCCCGCTGCCAGTAAATCTCCTATTCTACTTGCAGTAAACATTCCATTCCTATTTTCCATTTAGTTCTATTTTACGTTTAGTGAATAATGCTTTTGATTTGTTTTGCTCAACTGGAAGTAAAGAATCGTATAATATGCCTAATTCGTCAAGGTTATTACATTTAGATAGCTTCTTTTGAATTTCGATTAATATAGGGTCATTTGCTGGCATAGATGCTTTATTGCCGTCATCGTCATCCGCTCCAACATTTAAGAATGATTGCATTCCATAACGTCTTGCATAAGTGATTCCGCTACCTTGCGATTGCGCATCATTTACCTTTGAATAGATTATTTCAGTTTCGCAAGAAAGCCATTCGCCACTCTCATGAATCAAAATGGTTTCTACATAGTTTTTGCCGTCAATAGAAATAGTAGGCTGCAACAATGTTATTTGATTAGCTAATAATGCTGGCATACACGCCTCTCGAATAGCGTTTAAGTCTGCATATTTACTTTTAAAGAATGGATTTGCAGCACCTTTAGATGCCGTTCCCATTTCAGATTGAGCCTTTAATAAGGCGGTTGAAATTTTGGTGATTGTTTGACTTGTTTTCATTTGGTTTATTTGATTAATGCTGCTACTAAAATAACAGCGGTGAATAATAAAAAGTAAATAGCTAATTGAGCAATCCAACCCAACGAGCAAAAGTAGTTACAGAATCTCATTTGTTAGCGTGGTATTTCATGTCATCAATATCCAGCTCATCCATTTCTTGCATCTCTTCAATCTCTGCTTTGAACTTTTCGGCTAAATGATTTTCAATAAGATAAATTCGCTGTAAATCCGTAACTGGTATTAACTCGTCATCAATTCCTGATTCAAGTAATAATTCTGTTACTGATACTCCATTTGGATATACCTTAAATGTAGCCATAAAGTTGTACCCCTCAAAGGTAAATTCGTAGTCTGTTTTTTTCATTGTTTATTGGTTTAGTATTCAAAAATACATTCTTTTTTGATAATTAAAAATAAATATCAAACTTTTTTTTCAGTCAATACTTCATGCTCCTGAATGTCGATGTAGTGCATGATTATATTAAGGTTGGTCGCTTGTGTTAATTGTTGGTCATTGTTATCTAACCAGCGTTGCAGAGTACCCTCACTGCACTCATTAGCGACCATTAATTTGAGTTTTACGCTGCGGTTTTTTCTGATTAAAGAAATTGTCTTTGCGCTCAATTCGAGCATTTTTTCTGGAGTCTTTTTTTTCATTGTTTAATTTTGAGATGATTTGATACGTTAATATACGATTGTGTTTAATTTAATTGGTGATGAAAATGCTCAACCTCATTGATAGGCTGTATTTCTAAGGTTTCTTTGCCGTACAAATAAGCCATTTCGGAAAAGGTATCAATAAGTTCTTTGCCTTTGAGATAGGCTGCTACAATTACTTTTGAGCCTTTTTTTGAAGTCCTTACTATTTTAGCAAGTCCTGTGATTTCTCTTTTTTTCATTTTGTGCGATTGTGAGAGTGAATATAATTTGCCCAAGTGTTAAATTCTAATTGTTGTGAATTTTCACACGTTTTCGTTCCCATTGGTTCAAGTTCTGATTTGTCGCATTCACGCAATTCAATTAGAATTAACTTAGTGAATAGTGCAAGTAAAGAGCCAAAAACAATGGTTAAAATGATTCCGAAAATAATGTATTGTGCTGTCATTTGTTTTGGTTTTAATGGTTAATTTCTAAATGGATTAAAATGCTTTTTAAAGTTCCTTCCAGCATTCCGATTATTTTAGCGTGGGATTCTTCATTTTCCCACATCTTTTGAGAAGTGCTTAAATTCGTTTTAATGTACTCCGTTAATTGCTTTCTTTCTTCGTTTGTCATTTGTTTTGTTTTTAGGTTTTAAAAAATGCAGTGTAGGATGCTGCGCCCCATAGTATTAATTTATGCAAAAAGGTTTTAATGCTTGTTCAAAAATTGGGTTAAGGTTAGTTTCTACTGATTTGGTTGTATCCAATTCAGTAACTTCTTTTAAAGTAAAATCTACACTTTGTTTTCCAAATTCCGCAAATGTTACAATGCAGGTTACTCTTGTTCCAACAATTTCTTTTACTTCTAACCACTGACCATTTAATCCTTTGTAGTTGCTTTTTGTGTTTACTTTCGCTTTCATTTGTTTTGTTTTTGAGGTTAATAATGACACAAAAGTATATTTAATTCTGATAATCAAAAATAAATACAGCAAAAAGTTATCCACATATCTAAAATAAAAAAGGTCGCATCTCTGCAACCCTTATAAAATAACGAAATTTATTTATTCCCCTAAGTACTCTTCATCTGTTTCGGTCTCGTATATCTCGACTAATTTAAGAGCATCATTCACATTAGACCACGTTTTTAGATAGGGTATTCCCATCCCTTTTATCTTAGTAATAGCATTAGGGTAAGTGTCCGACATTACAGTGATATTAATTCTTTCGCCTGAATCATCTTCAACAAAAAATATCCAACAAAAATTAACTGCCAAAGTCATAGTCTTTTGGTTTTTGCCAGTCAAAATAGAAAGTTGTTAATCCTTTTTCGTTTTCATTCAAATTGACTTCCATAATGTTGAATCCAGAGCGACCTTTGCTAAAGTTAGTTTGAACCCACTCACTTGCAGGAGAAAGCGCCAAGTAATTATGGTAATCGCAATTATCAATAGTCATGTTATCTATGAGTTGGAGGTGTGTATCGCCTTTTTCAAACGTGCAATAATACTTATCTAAGTTATGGTGTTTGATGTACTCTTTAATTTTATCTTTTTGCTTTGCGTCCAGTATCGGTTTAAATCCGAATTTAAGGTTCTTTGAATCTTTGCCATGTGATAGGATAAAAGCGTGTTTTCCTATGATGTAATGCCCTATAAATCGCTGATAAATGTTGTATTCGATATTTCCGTACTTAGCTTTCAGAATCTCTTTAGCTGAATAATTTACGATATAATCAAAGTCATTCGAGTGGTTAGAATTAGTAATCGAATGAACTACTATTTTCAAGTTAAATGTTGACAATTTCGCAAATAATTCAACAAAAAAATTGACCCCCACTTTGAACGCCTTTTTATTGTCCATGTTTTGCGGGAGGTTATGACCTTTGCGGACTGTTTGCCCATCCCATCCGTCCATGAAGTCACCCAAATTAATTAAGTGAATTTCTTTATACTGTTTACTTTTTGTGAATTGTGCAATTTTGGTGCAAATTATACCTGCCCTTTCAGTTAAAACTTTTTCGTTCCACACCTCACCATATAATCCGTTCCCGTCTTCATTAGTTTCCATACCAACGTGAACATCCGTTATAATTACTCTCAACACATTGTCAGACTTTACAACCGGTACTTTAGTGTAAACCTTATTTATTTTGCTAAAGTCTAATTCCTTTAGGCATTCTTTGATTTCTTCAATAGTTAGTTCCCGATTCTTTTCAGGCTCTGCAATTACCCACTGTTGTTGACTGTTTATGTTAGTGGATATTCTTTTTATTGCGAAATTGTCAGGAATATCAATACTCGGAGTGACTAATTTTTGAACTTCGCCAACTATTTCACTGCCTTTGAGCGTTTGTTTGACTGTGACCATTTCAGATTGGATAGCACATCTTAATGAGTTGTAAGTTCCCACCCCAAATGCTGCTAATCTTCGAGCATAAGCACGTTGACTTTCACCCTGTATTTGAGGGTTTTCCTGAATCAGTTGTTTTAAAGTCATTTGAATCTTATTTTTTGGCTGAATCTTATACCAATTTCAGGTTGTAAATTGTTATTTATACCGCCATTTAAGCCTACTAAATGCTTATCTGATATAATTGCATCAAAAGCTACTCCGCCTCTGTAATTTGCCAGCGTTTGCCCTTTTAAAGCCACCCCTCCATAAAGCCCAGCATAAACTTTAACTAATGATTGTTTCTTTTCGATTGTATTAGTCCGTTCAACTATCTTTATAATATCGGGTTTCAAGTTTTTAAACTCAACCGATACATCTATTATTTCATTTGCCGTTACCGTTGCTGTCATTCTTGCTCTAAATGAATCAGGATGAAAACTAAAGGTTTCAAAATAATTAGTGTCAAGGCAATTGACATTATTTGTCAAGACATTATTTGTCGTATCGGTAAAAGGTTTAGTTTTTACTTTCGTTGGTTTGCCTTTTATTAAGGTTATAGTAATCGTATCTTTCACTACTATCGAATCTCTATACTCAACCTTTGAATAAACAACAGAATCGCATATTTTAAGTTCATTTGTTATATAAGCACCCAGCAACAAGCCAAGTAATAAAGTAATGCCTAATAAGGCTAAAAGGTCGTAATTTAATCTACGCATTTGCTTTGTGTTTGGTTTCTAAATTTGAGCCTTTATAATTTATGTAAATAGTTTTGCCAAAGGTATTCTTTTTTGCTATTAAAATCTCATTATTCAAATTCGTTTCATCGTACCCTATATGTAGCCAACGTGGATTATTGTCATCGCCAAACTCCCAAATCAATTTCGACCATTTTAATCCTGAATTTAAAAGCCATAAAAATACTTGACCAGATATATTTACTTTGTCTTTTATAAATGTTTCATCAAATGCTTGCCCTCTTAAATGTTCGCTCTTTGATGCACCCCCTACCTTATCATTTGTTCGTTTGCATCGGTAAGCTACTGTCGGGCTGAATGAGCCAAATTTTGCTCTTATTGGTTCGGCTAAGTTTTCTGCTAACTTCTTTAAATTGTTAACTACTTCTAAAGGCGGGTTGTATTGTTCGGCAAATCCATTTTTCATTGCCGTTTCGGATGCTGTAAATTCCGATAAAGAAAAATTTGTACTTAATTTCATTTTCTTATATTTGTCCTTTCATTTGGTTTTTGGTTAGGATTGGGATTCCACATCGGAGTCCCTTTTCTTTTTCCCAAAACTCAAAACAGCGTAAACCTTTGGAAAGCATATTTGCTTTTCCTTTGGCATATTTTCGCCAAATAACTTTGTTTCCATTCTTGTTATTCGCTTTTCAAATTCGTATTGTCTACTTGAAATTTCCTCAACTCGATTATAAGTCTTTACTAAAAAAAAGCTAATAATTGCCAACAAAATTGAAGTTGGTATATTTACTTCATGACTGGTTTTCATTCGTGTCGTTTTTTTCTTTTCGCAATAAAAATGAATTGTACGCTCCATAGCCATACAATGTCGAACTTAATAAAACAATAGAACCAGTGTCAAATCCATTTACACACGCCACACAACAAAGTCTTAATGTAGCATAAATTACGATTATCAATGTCGCACTGGTAAATGAAACAAAGCGTTCAATTTTCTTTGAACTTAAATAACTTTTTTCTGTTGAAAAAGTCGCATATAAATCACTCCACAATCTCATCTTCTATCGGTTGGTTTTTAATTAACTCATCATAAAATGCTTTTCGCTCTTCTTCACTCTCAAAAAAATAGAACTTTTCACCATCGAAATGATTTCCAAACTTTGTATTTGGAATTTCCTTTGGCTCTTTTGCCCCATTGATTTCTATGGCTTTTACTCCTATCATATTTCTTTTACTTCTATAAATGTTCCTTGCTGATATATAGTTGAAAGATTGCCAGTTGAACCACTTGCAAAAGTAAAATTTAAAGTACCCCCATTAATATCTGTTGTTACTTCGCCTTTTATATCAATAAAGGAATCAACGCCACCTAAACCTGCTAAATTGGCAATGATTAACCCCCCTGTTGATATAACAGCACTTGCAAATGCAGTACTGCTTGTTGTCCTTCCCATGTTGCCCACTTTTGCGGTTGCGCCAGACGGTATAGTTATTCCAACTCTTGTTCCACCACTAACGCCAAGCAGCATAAACTGTCCAAAAATAAAATATCTCTTGTTTGGCAACAATGTCATAGATAAGCCTGTTATATTAACAGGTGAGCCTATTCCACTTGTTGTTGTTTGGTTTCCCGTTGTTATATATAAAAAAGTATTTGCTTGGTAAATAGTATCAAAATAAGTCTTTAAAAAAGCCTTTACATTAGTCCAAGTTATTTTCTTTAGTACACTACTTTCAACTGTTGCAACTAAATCGGTGTCATTTGGAGTAGCAGCAGCCGAACCATTTACTAAAGTTCCTACATTATTAACTGTTATTGTATCTTGTTTGCCATTAAAAGTTGTCCAGTCTGCGGAACTTAAAGCTCCTCTATTTGATGCACTTGCTGTTGGTAAATTAAATGTGTGCGTTGGACTTATTGAACTAATCGCAAAATCAGTTCCGCTTGTTCCAACTGATAAATTTTGCACTTGGTCGGTTAATCCATTTAATGCAGTTATGCCTGTTGAAAATGTAGTAATAACTTGGCAAAGGTGATTATTTTCAGTGTGCAAAGTAATCGTGCGACCGCTATTGTTTACATAGATACGAATAGCTAATCTATCAGTTGCTAATAATGCTGTTTGTGGAACTGCTAAAGCACTTATATATAAATCAGTAACTGTACCATTTGTAATGCCTTCAGGATTTGCTGAATTAGATGCAATTAAAGATAATGTCGTTCCGTTCCATTTGTATAATTCTACATAAAAAGATGGCGAACCCCCTCCACTCGAAGCACTAAAATAGGTTTCAAAGTTCCAATTTCCTGCTGGTATTTCTAATTGATTAGGAACATTTGCATCCGTTATAAAAGATTGAATGTATCCGTTGGTGTTTATAGTGAAATCAGTTCCCGCACCTAATATTGGTACTCTGTCCATTTCCTTAAATGCTATTCCTCCAAAAGTACCTTGCGAAACCGAACCATTCAAATAAAATGATTGCGAAGCGCCTCCGCCTGTTGATGCTGGGAAATTAGCTAACGTACCATCTCCCCTTACATATTGACTAACTAATCCTGCACCCGTTACCGCTATATCACCACTTGAAGTAATAGGACTATTTGCAACAGTAAATGCACTTGGCATTGTTAACCCTACCGAAGTTACTGTTCCATTTGTAATTGCACCCCAAACTGCTGCGCCTGTTGTCGCATCAGAGCAAACATAAACAGTTCCATCGTCTAATATCCATCTGCTATCTTGAACAAAGCCTTTAGTATCATCGTCATTTACAGTTGGAGTGACTGTAAAATTATGGCTAACTTCACGAATTGTAAAGCCGTCTTGCTGCATTACATATTGCCTACCAGCTTCCCATTTTAATTCGTAATCTATTGAGCAAACTAATGCAACGCCTTTTTGACCTCCTAATCCTGCATCTGTTGCCCCTTTTCTTATTCTTGAGTAATTGTCAAATTGTATTTGGTCACCATCGCTAATTGAAATATCTTGACCATCTGTTTCATTGTCCTCCGCAAGTACTTCATTAAATGTTGGCGTGTTAACTATTGGATTTGCAGGGTCTGTATTGTCTACTATATCACCAGTTACCGATTCTATACCTCCGCTATTATTTTCAATGTAGTCTATTAAATCCGTTTGGTTTTCAATATCGCCTGTAATATAACCCCATTCACCGACTCCGCCTTGAGTTGACCCTCCAAACTGCAACGCACCAACCGCACTCACTCGAACTTGTGTAGTTTTAAAATCAATATTTATTTCAGATACTGAATTAGCTTCGATATCTAAAACCTGATTTGAAAAATTAATATTAATTTCTATAATCATGCTATTGCAACAAGTTCACCTATTTCTGTTTCTGTTAATATTAATCGCTCAAAGCCGCTATCAAAGTTTTCATTTGGCACATCTACTGAAATCTGAATAAACAATTTTCCAGTAGGTATATTAGTAATGCTTTCTTTTGCTAAAAAGCATTCACATTGCCCATTAATAAAAGACGTTATTTCTACTTCATTATCAGATAGCAAAAAATTAGCTAAAATATTACTTTTCTTCTGATAGACTTTAACTTCAATTTCTTCAACTTCAGTTAAATCTAACGGCTCTGAATTTACTGCTAAAGCAAATTTCAAAGTGTGGTCTGTGCCAATTGGTATTCTTATTTTATCTGCCATTTCCTATTCCTAATACTGTGAATTGATTTCTTTTTTTTCTCGCTCTGCATAATTCAACTTCATACTTAACTCCGTCAAATGTGCTTTTAACCCTGTCTAATTCGTTTAACATTCTTGTTCTGTAAACATCTGATTTGCCTTTGAAATTTTGCAACATTTCAGCACGTCTTTTATCAGATACTTGTCCGAATCCTTCCTGTGTATATTCTTCTAATCCAAATTGCGTAACGTGCAATCCATGAAACGGCAAATAACGCACTACAGTTGCCGTTGCTAACCATTTTTTAACAAAGTTGTAATAGAAATCCATTAACTCATACGAAGTCCAAAATTCAGCATCTTCTGGACTTGTTGTTGTTTGTTCTAAAGCTATGTAATAAGCAGAATTATAAAATACTTTCGCACCCTCTTCATAAGTGCGACCATTTTTAAACTGCGAATAATTAGCTTTTACTGCTTCGTTTATGGCTTGGTATAATTCAATTTGAATTAAGTTTTGCAGCTCGATTTCTTGAGCATCAATAACGTGAAGTTTCAAATCACTTTCATCCGTATTTGGCGAAAGTGCAAGTATCGGAGTTATATCCATAATCCCAATCCATGCAAATAGGTTGTTTATCATTTTACAATCTCTTTAGTTATACCAAATTCAGAAACAGTCCAATCTATTTGACCGCCAAACATATTTTTAAACGCTTGTGTAATTAATCTTTGAACTGGATTAACTGTTTGCCTAAGCATTGCCATTGCCTGCTTAATAGCGTTATCATTGCCTAAAACAGCCGCCTCTGCATATCCTAATAATACTGGATGCACGCCCCAAAGTCTACAAACGGCTCTCTCTATTATATCTCTTTTTGAATTACTTGCTTCTAAAATTGGTTTTGGGTCATTGCCTGAAAATATTGGAGCTTGCTCCGCCATTTCAGCAAAGTTCACCAATACCGCAAAACGTGAAGTTAACCCGTCTTTGTTTTTTTTCATGCCTGTGAACTGCACCATTTCGCCCTCTATTCGTTGCCTATCCGTTAATCCGTCTTCGCCTTTTTCGTTGTCATCAACGCCAAAGAAAGTCATAACACCACCTAAATTAAAACCATTTAAAACCGCTTCATAATCCATTTTAGAAAGTTCGGACGAAGTCTTTACATCTTCAATACTCGCTAAAAAATCAGGTATTGCATAAACATCTGAATCAAAAGGATTGCCGTCAAACACATAATAAATTTCGCCATTAGAATTAAAATCTGTGATGTTTTTAGTCATAGCCTCAAAACTTGCTACTTCGCCCTGAAAATCTTGCAACTTAATCCATGCATTTTTATCTAATTTCTCAAGTCCAATAGTCGGATTATACATCCAGTTCCCATCTAAAGACTTTCTAATCTTTTGGAACGGCATTAATGTAACTTTTCCAACTCTACCATTGCCTAATCTTGAAATATGAAACACCGCACAATCCATATAAGCAAAAGATAAAGCAGATTTTGAAAGTAATTTATCAGCCGTTTCTTTTTCATTCACTTTAAAAAAAGATGCTTGTTCACTTACGAATCCATCGGACTCTATGTACTCTGCATATTTTTTAGCTGCTTTTTTTGCCGTTCCTGAATTGTTTATAATGTCGATTATCTCTAAAGGCAAGTTATCATTCCACCCAAATTTATGATAGCCTAATGCTTTGTTCTCGAAAGTTGTAGGGAGTATATTCCTAAAATGTACTTTTGATGTTTTTTTGAATTTACTCATACAATATTCTGATAGTTTACAAACTTTTCTTTAATAGTTGAAACACCTTGTGGATGTATCACCAATTTTTTATTCGGCTTAATGCAAAGATATTGTTTTTGGTAGTCAATATACATAGCATCAACTATTTTGTTAGCCTTACTTAATAAATTAATTAATTTATTATATGCTCTCTTATGCACAACGTAAGCAAATGCGCCCCATGTGTAGACTTGTTTGGTGAAAAACTTGTCATAATATTGCGGAGGTCTACCAAACGAACCGCCTAAATAAAGGATATGGAAATTATATGGAAGTTCCGATAAGTAAAGCTGAAAATCTTTACTAAAAGTATCTGTAAAAAGTATGTCATCTTCAAAGATAGCAACACACTCAAAGCCTTGTTTCTTTGCATATTTTAAAGCCTTTAAATGCGATTGAATACAAGCGTACTCATTATCAGTAACGCCTGCTATTTTGCTTTTAATCTCTTTGCCGTCAACGGCTTGTATTATTTCGATTTCGGTGGTCTGCCCGCTTTCTTTTTCGTAACCAAAACATCCCTCTTGTTTGGCTGCGCTGGCAAAGAAAGATTTTCGCCTGTCGGCACTTCGTTCAAGGTTGATAACGACTCCAGCGACTGGATATTTAACGGATTGCTTTTTTTTTTGATTGCGCTTAATTCAACAAAACAATGCCCTCTATTATTGAGTTTGGCAATTTCTACCTTTTCATCTGTGATATTATCAGCATTAATAGTGATAATAGTCCTATTACCATCTCTAAAAACAAGTTCGCCAATACCGTCTTTTAGTTTGTACTTTGAAAAATTCATATAGTTAATTAAATGTTTACTAAAATTCTTTCAACTCCAAATATAGTATCTCTTTTCAATATTTCATAATTCATGCTATTTAAACCGCTTTTTAGCCATGTTTGTCCTGTTGCTAACACTAAGTGTTTATTTACTTTATATTGGTCTGTAATAGGCTGTTTTTCGTGTGCTAAAGAAAAGTATCTATGTTGCTCAAACTTAGTTTCTATTACTGCTAAAATAGTTCTATTGAATAAGTCATCATCTTCACCACCCCAACCCCAAAAATCATTGCTGAATCCGTTGCATTTTAAAAATGAATCTGAATCAAAAGCAGTAACTCCACCAAAGCAAGTTTCATAAGGTACTTTATAATTAAATTGCTCACATAAGCCTGAAAAGTGATAAGCCCCTTTTATCGGTTTTGAGTAATGGTCTAAATTATGAGCTAACAAATCCACATCATGAAAACAAACTTGATTATCTTTTGTTTCATTAAAACCCACATTAAACAGTTTTCCCCTATTAAATAGCTTTCTGTTGGCTTGTTCTACTACCAATATATCAAAGCCTTTGTAATGCTCTACAAACCGCTTTAAATGCGATTCTCTGTTCCTATATGGTATGATAATTTTCATCGGTTAATTAATGCCCATTCATAACACCTGTCTATTCTTTCAGTTTGCGCTACATCTTTGCCATATTCTCTGCTATACCATGAATGTATGCCCATCGGTCTGTCGTTAATCTTAATTATTGTACTAACCCCATCTGTGCTTTCTATATCGGTGAAATTAGCACCCAAGAAATTATCATACAGCCAGTATAAGAATCCTGCAAATGGTTCGTTTAAGTTTCCATTCTTCTCAACTTTATTTGCGTACTGATATTGTTTTGAATTGTCGAATAAAGCTATTTTTGTTTTAATCAAATCCACATTAAACACATTGAAAAAAGGATTAACATTGAAAACAGAATTATTTCTGTGGCTAATTATACCCCCGTCAGGAACTCCGCAGTAAGCATAACCCTTTTCTACCATTGTGTTTATTACATTGTCTAATAAATATTCATTGACAATGAAAAAATCCTCATCTGCATTTACTATAATGCCTGAAAAGTTATGAGTAAACAAATGCAAAAGATAATCTAAAGCACCGTTATATCCTTGAAACTGCTTACACTGAATAAAATTATTATCGCTTTGCCAAAGTCCTTTAGCAAGCGTGTATAATTTTTCATTTGCCGAGCGTGTTACTATTGTCTTAACCATTGATTCTGTTTTTTATCCATTCGCAAATCTCAAAGTGTTCTGATTTTTGGAACTCAATTAGTGCTAATTTTAATTTATATTTTTTATGCTTTTCGTATTCAGCATTTTCGACATCAAATTTACCGATATTTTCACGATAATATTTTTTTATTGACAAATGGGCATCTATTAAGCAACTGCTGCACTTAGTGTTTAATTCTTTACTATAAATTTCTTTATAATAAAATGCTAAATGTGTAATTGGAACGTCATAATAGGACTTACTAACAACGTCTTCATAAACCTTTTCTAAGAATTGAATAGTTACCATAGAGCAAAAATAAAAAAAGCCCACAATAATGTGAGCTTTTTTCTATCTAAATTAAAACTTATGCTACTGGAGCAGAAATAGCATTCAAATAAGCTATCGAACCCGCCAAATCAGTAACTAAGAAATAGTCAGGAAGTGTAGTTTGGTCACCCGCTGCTGTGAAAGTTATCGAAGTGTCATCTTGTAAAGCAGTTCCAGTTCCGCCTGCAAGTGCCGACATCTCCATTCCTTTGTCCAATCCGTAAACAAGTATTTGCCCGTTTTCCGTTTGCAAAAAAGCTACCATTTCATCAGCATTTACTAATTTTTCGATTGCTATTTTTTGTGCTGGGTTTTCAGGGTAAATCTTGAATATCACTGTATGCTTAACAAGGTTTACATTATCACCAACTACTCCTTCAATTGCTCCGCTGTTTTTGTTTTTCTTTGAAGTAATAGTTGCTAATTTATAAGTTGTCGAACCATTAGCAGCCATTGTGATTGTGTTCACATAGCCGTTGACATCTTTTGTATAAGATGAAATTTGCCCTTTTTGAGTCAACCAAATTCTTTTATCTACTCCACCAACTTGATTTTCAGCTTCACAACTGATTCCTATGCTTCTTATATCGTCTAAGCAATTTGCCATTTTATTTTATTTTATAAGGTTAAAGGGGGCTATTAACCCCCTATTAAATATTTAGAATCCTGCGATTACGTTATAGAAACCAAAACGGTATACATAGTCAACCATTGCAGATGCAGGGCTGTAAACAATATCGTCTTTTCTATCATAGAACGGCTCAATCATTTCGAATCCTGTTCCATCCAACATAATATCATGGTTTGCACCGATTGTAAGAATAACTCTGTTTGGACTTACTGTTGATGCAGGTGAACCTGTAGTATCATACAATTTCAATCCTCTGTCTACAAAATCAACTACATAGAAAGGTATTCCGTTGTAAGAAAGTTCGTTGATTCCTTTAGTGATGTAATCAGTTTGGATTATAGAAGTCAACCCTGTTTGAGTTTGCAAATAACGCTTCCATGCTTTTGCTACTGTACGAGTTACAACTAATACTTTTTGCTCATCAGGGATTTGCAACAATTCATCTGTTTGTGCATCGTAGATTTTAAACATTGTAGCTTCGATGTTTGCTGGTAGCAAATCATTATCAGAAATACTTCCCGCATCAACTGTACCATCATTTGCAGAAACACCCGCCAAAAGTGATGCATAAACTCCATTAGCGCCTGAAAGAAATGGAGTTGCGTTGCCTGAAGATGCTAAGAATGTTCTAAGTAACAAACCATTGTTAAGAGAGTTTGATTGCTTTTCAACTATTCGAGAAATCAATTCAGGATAAAGTTCGCCTTTTCTCCAACCGTCAGGAAGTTTGTCACCAAATACAGACTTAACGAAGTCAGTATAACACTGTTGAAAAGAAAGTTCAATTTCAACTGGTGAAAGTGCTTTTTTAGTAATTGGAGTTCCTTCTTGGTATTCCCATCCACAAGCCTCTTTCAAAGTTGGATTAGCTGTGAAAATAGAATCGAAATACAATTCTTTTCCAATTTTACCAATGTGAACATTAAAAGGAAGTGCGTTTACTTTTGGGTCATTCAAAAGCGGTGCATAAAATAGCTCGTATGCTATCGAGTTGTTTTCGGGTAATGATGTAACTGCGTTCATTGTTTGTTTGTTTGTTTGTTTTAAAAATTTATTTCTTTGATTCTCTTTCTGCCTTTTTCTTTTCTGCCAAAAGTTCCATTGCTGTTTTAGCAACTTCTTCTTTTGCTGGTTTGCGACCGCTATTTTGGTTGCCCTCTGCTTTGAAATTTTGTCCCGTTACTAATAACGCTTCAAACTTTTTGATTTCACCCGCAAAGTTTTGCAACTCTACTTTGGTTTCATTTAGCAAAGTTTCTTTTTCGTTTACGATTTCATCTTTAGCAACTAATGCCGCTTCCAATTCTGCTATCTTAGCGTTCAAAGCCTCAACGTCTGCTGGCTCTTCTACTGCAATGATTTCAACTACTACACCGTCTAACACAACAAAGGTGCTTTCACCTACTGTGTGATTGCCGTCAGGTGCCGGTACTGTCATCGCTTCATCTGTGAATAAAGCCGTTCCAACTTCTACAGCATCTGCATCGAAGTAAACTGTTACCCCATCTGTTGTTTCTACCATAGCGTTTTTAAATAGTTTCTTTGTAAGTTTTGCAAGGAATCCTTTTATCCCTGTTAACTCTGCTTGTAATTCTTTTGTGTCTGCCATTTTTGTTTGTTTATTGTTAATTAAATATGCCGCTATCTTGTATTTTGTGAATGCCTTTACTTCTCCACCAGCTACTTGATCTGCAAATCCGTTTTCAATTGCTTCTTTTGCTGAAAGTGTTGTTTGTCGGTCAAGTAATGGAGTTAAATCCTCAACTGATTTTCCAGTTATTTCAGAATAAAAGTTTTTAATCTTGTTTTCCGCTGCTTTCAAATCCTCATGCAATAGTTCTAAATCTTTCGCTTCCATTGGGTCGGGTGCTGTCGGTTGCCAAAATGGATTGTGTACAAAAAATTCAGAGTTTGAGTACATATATCTTTTGCCCTTTTTACCCGCTTGGTAAATAACAGTAGCAATAGAACCACACATACCATTCACATAAGTATTTATCGTGCCGTCAAAAGCCATTAAGCGGTCATATATTGCGAATCCCTCAGTAACCGAACCGCCACCGCTATTAATAAAAACATCAATTTCTGTTGCGCTGCTTAAGTTATCTAACTTGTGGTTTAAGTCGGCAAGTGAAAATGATGATTCATTAAAAAAGGAATCAGAACCTATATAACCGTTAATGTAAATTTTTTCTTTTTTCACAATACAAAAATATTGCTATATTTGTGAAGTATTTTGATTAAGGCTAACTATTTAAAAAACAATTAAGGCTAAAAATTATGAAGCACTCTATTAAGTATCTTATAGGCTATTACATAACCTTTTTTTCGGTAGCTTACTTCACTTCATCTTTTATTTCATTTAGTCCTAATCCTTTAGAATGGGGCGAAATTTCACGACTTTTGTTTCTTGTTATACTTTCAGTAGCAATCAAAACAAAACATGGATAAAAAGAAAAACCCAAATTTCTCTAAACAAAGGAAAACAACATTGCCCCCTTATTGGGATTCTAAACTCAACTCTATTATTTTCAACACTGGAATAAAAGAAAGTGAGTTTATTAGAAAAGCAACTATCAAGGAAATCGAACAAACAATTTCTAAAGTTCCGAAATAGCAACGGACTTATCCACGTTTGTTTCAAAGTTTCTAAACTCCTCAAGTACTAATTTTTGTGCTGGCATTGCTGACACCGCTTGCATCATTGCTTTTTCAGTTGCATTGCGTGCCATTAAATCACTCCCCGCATTTCGTGTTGAGTAACCCCCATCGCCCGTAGGAATGAATCCTGTTGCAAATCTTTTATTGCCCATTTGGAAGTTAGGTCTATTGCCTACTGCTAACTCCATTTGCGCTAATATCGGTGCGAATCTTTCAGTAGCTCTTGCTGTCATTACAGATTCACCTCTTGAAAGTTTAGCATCTATTGAATCACTTGTTGCCGTTCCCGCACCCTCTAATCCGATTACACCTGTTGCAAATGCTGGCTTTGGTGGCGCAGGCTGTGAAGCTATGACTGCTATTTGTGCAGCTCCCGTTGCCGCTGCAAGTGCCGACAATATAGCCCCCGCAAATGGCACTGGATTGGCAAATTGAGCGATAACTGCCTGAGCCGTATTAATTATGGTTTGAATTATTGAAGTCGCTTTATTGGCTTGAAATTGCTTTAACTGAATTTGATATTTAGCATTTGCAGCATCACGTTCAGCCTTTTGTATCCTTATTGCTTTTTCTTCCTCACTTACTGTGCTTTGATTAATCGCATCTATTTCGGCATTCTTTGTATTGTCAATATTGTTCAACCTGGTTTCATAAACCATGTTTATAATACCCGTCACCGCTTCTACTGCTTTACTTATTTCTGATAATGCATTTTGCGCTTCTTTTATCCCATCTTCATCTAATCCTAAAGACTTACCAAAGCTTGAGTCACCCTCTTTTTTTGCAGTTGCGTCTTTTCTTAGTAAAGATATTTCATTTCGTAGCTTTTGAATGCCTTGCATTTCCGCTTGAGTAATTACCCCATCCGCACCTAAATATTGTTCAGTTAATTCTAATTGCTCTTCAAGAAAATCTAAGTTTAACTCTCTTTTTTTTGCTGCTTTTTCTTTTTCCGTTCCCAAAGACAAATCGACTTGTTGGAGTTCTAAATCCAAACTCCTTTTATTAGCTTCTATTTGAGCGTTAAACTCTTTAGCATTGTTAGCTATTATTTCCGCTTCAATTCTCTTTCGGTTTTCTTGCCGTTTCTTTTCAGCATCTTGGTCAAACTTTTCAAGTGCTGCTATTTTTTGTTTTTCAATAGCGTTTCTTAATTCAACTTCTTTTTTGCTGTTGCCAGTTATTGATTCAAATTTAACTTCAAAGCTACGTTCTAATTTTTCACGTTCTGTTAATAAAAAAGCATCCGATAAAGCCGTTAAATTATCTGCATACTTTTGTTCCTCTGCTAATTGTTTTTCCCTTGCCGCTTGTTGCTTCGCTTCTCTTTTTTCACGTTCTGCCTGTGCTTTTTCTTGAGCGGCTTCTTCTTTCTCAATCAACTTGTTTTTAGCATTAACTACTTTCTCCAAAAACTTACCGCTTTCATTATCTAACTTTGCTCTGTCTTGCAATGTTTTTTGATATGTGGCTAACTCTTCATCTGTTAAACCTTTTTGCTTTTCAAGTCTTTCTCTTAATGCTAATGATTGTTTGCTCGTACCCTCTGCTAATATTTTTAATTCTGTTTCTGAAATATCTAATTTATCAACTAAAGCCTTTTTTTGCTCTCTTAATAATTGGTCGTTTCTCTTTACTGAATTATCATATAATGTTTTTTCAAGTTGTTCTGCTTTTTCAAGTAATGCAGTACGTTCCTCCTCTGTTTTAGTCCTGTCTTTTGATTGTATTATTAATTTATCAATATTGCCTTGTTGCTTTTCAATTTGTAAATTATAAGCGGCTTGAGTATCCTCCAAATCACGCATTACATTAAGTAAATCCAATGATTGATTAACTGCATCTTTTATTGAACCCCCTGTAACTAATGCTCTAAATCCTGCTGCTAATGCTGTTGTGGTTTCCTCTACTGCATCTGCAATTGGTTTAAAGTTTTGAAACACATTAATAAGCCCTTGCATTGCCATTATTATTATTGGGATTCCAGTTGCTGCTAATGCTGCGCTAAATCCCTTAACTCCACCACCTGCTGCTTGAAATCCTGTTTTAGCTGCATCTAATCCGCTTTTTAATTGACCTGCAGAAACTCCAAATACATTTAATTCTTTTGCAGCGGCAACTATCCCACCTTGATAATCGCCAACGCTTCGCCTTGTATCGCCTAATTTCTTTTCCTGGTCTTTTAATGTATCACTTAAGGACTTTAACTGTTTTTCAACTATTGGACTCGGATTTCTTAACTGTTGATTGTATAAGGCATTGTACAACTTTCTATTCGTTTCAATTGTATTGTTTTGAATCTTTGTTATATCAATATTTGCTTCAGTAGCTTTTTTAAGTTCCCCTAATCCCTTTTGTTGGTTAGTCAATACATTAGTCAAAGCGTTTACTTCTTTGCTTAATACATTTACCTCTGCTTTAGCCCTAATTGCATCCTCTGAATATTCAGTTTGAGAATTTTTGGTTTCTTGATACTTCGCCCTTGCTTTCTCTAATTCAGAACCTAATTTAGCAAGCTCACTAACTACTGGTTGTATATCTATTTTAAATACTTCAACTTCTGCCATTATAATAATTTTATAAGTTCTACTACACTGCTATTTTTAGATGTATAGTCAAATTTTATTTTGTTCACATAAAAATAAGTATCCAGTTCTCTGATATAAACGGGCTTTAAAAAATCCAAATTCGATACATCGCTTAAATTCAATCTAACATTCAATTCAATTATTTTATACTTATCTATAACGCTAATTATGTACGTGTAATAATTATTAAATATGTTAAATCCAAAGCCTAGGTTATTTGTATAATTAGTATCAATGAATCTTGTAAATGGAACATTGGAAACTATCTGATAGGAGCTCCCTGAAAGCACATCGGAACTATTTCTAACAAACATTGGAGAATTTCTTAATTCTAATATCAATATTCTCATATTAACATCATTGGCAATGTCTCCATTTTCGTAAATCTTAATTTGATTAACTGGGAATGTATAAGAAAACCTATTAACATTTTCAGTGGCGGAAAAATCCACAGAAATCAAATCTTTATTTACAGGAAGATTTTCATTTTGAATTACAGCGTTATAATCCGTACCAACTGGTTTTATTACTGAATCGTCATCTTTATATTTTAAAAAATTGTTTTGCGCATAATCCAATTCAAAATCAGTAATGTAGTCATCTGTAAAATCAACTTTGCCACTCCAGTCAATTGCATTATTTATATTATTTCTAATGTCGTTAAATTGGTTTAATTTGACCACTTTAGTATTTTCATCCACTGTTATCACACCCGAAAATAACTTAAGATAGCTTTTGATAAAATCACCTTGCTTTAAATTAGGTAGCATAGTAGACGGGGTCAAATATCTAAAGCCCCCAAATTCTCTTGCCTGTTGTTTTGTTCTTATGTCTAAAGGATTAAGTATAGTGCAACTTGTGATGTTAAAGTTTGTAGCGGAATCCATATATAATGATATTGCGCCCCCACTTTGAGTAGAAAATCTTATGCTCATTCCGCATTCACCATTCCCCCCCTTTTTTACTTCTATAAAATCAGTAATTGAATAGGTTGTGATTCCTAATGGTATATTTCTTGTATATGTTTTTGTTTGACTACTTGTTATAACTTCTATTAATAAAACAGCTCTTGAAGATGGTACTACTTTAAAATTCAATGTAAAATTTATTGATACTTCATCTGCAAAACAAAGATTTCTAAAATTATAGGGTGAAGTAAAATTGCCCATTACTGTTCTCGGTCTTGTAGTTACAGTTGAATCAATCCAATATGTTTTTGAGGTTAATAAAGATGCAGCGTAATCAAATCTATAAAAAGGGTCAAAAGTAAATGTTAATGGCACAGTTGCGGGTCCTCCTGTCAATGGTAAAAATCTTCCTAAGTATTTACTCCCGTCATAATCCCTTACCTTTTTTCCATTGCAAGGAATTATAAGATTTGGCGTTTGTATATTATTTTGTAATGTGTATCCTGCAGCATTACATATTTTATTTAGTATTGAATTTACTTTAAACGCTGGTAGCATTGTTTCGCTACTCATTGTAGCTCCAACCGAAACGTATGCATTTGGGCTGTCTTTGTTGAAGTCTACTATAGGAAATACTATGTCATTGTTATTTGTAGTGCCTATCCTTTCTGCATTGTAAAATCCATTGTAATCTGAATAATTTAAAGCCGAAAGCAATTTGTCTTTTAATAAATCAAAAAAGCTAACATTAGTTCCATAGGTTCTTATATTATAATATCCATCGACTTTTTCTAAAGTACAAAACCGCATATTCATATCAACCCCATCAACGTATAAACGGCAATCAAGTCTTTGGTATGGTATATTTGAAGCGGATGTGACCACTTCGCAGCTTTGAAAAATTGCTCTATTGTTTGCCGTCTTTGGTAGCTTAAATGAAATTGACCTCGCACCTACTCTTTTTGATATGTCTCCTATCGGTGCAATAGCATACTCACCAATAATAGTTTCATTTTGGAATACGTCCGCATCAACTCCATTTATTACTAATCGAATCACTGACCTTGTATATTTAACTCTTTAGCTATCAAAAATCTAAATGTTCTTTCAACTATCCTTTCTCTTGTATCTCTAACAATCATGCTCTCTCTGTCAACTATAATTGGAGTGAACCTATCTTCAAAGTTTAAATAGTCGGGCAATTCTTCATCGTAAACCCACGCTTGTATTGAATTTCGTAAAGATTCTAATACCGATAATAACTCCCTATCTATTACGCCTGTATTTACCACCACAGCTCGGTAAACATCTTTTAAACTTAAATTTTTTAAAGTTAGGTTTTGAGTTTTAAATGTTTCTGCTTCCCCATCAGTTATTTCGTAAATCGCTCTTTTCCCACCGAATAAAAAACTTTGATAACCGCCCTCTCTATTAAGCCAAACAATATTTAATCCAGTACAGCATTCAGGAGTATATGGAATAGTTGCTGCTGCGCATACACTACTCTTATTAATAATTATAAGATATTCTATGCCGCCTGCTGAAAATCCTATTACGGTCGTGCCTATAGTTACTCCTGGATTATATATATAGCTTGTCCCTGTCCATGTAAACCATGCAGCCAAATTAAATGTATAGGTAGTTCCTGTCCATATAAACCATGCTGGCACGGGTTCATAAGCATTCCCGTTCCATACTCCTAATAATGTACGTGGCGTACCTGTAAACCCATCTAACGGCTCACTAATAGTTCCATTTGTAGCACAAACATTATATGACTTGTAAACTATTTTCACAGTTCAAGTATCTGATATGTAATATAAAAAACTAATTCGCCATCACCATTTTCAGGATTGCCAGTTAAGGTAGTAAAAAATAAACCTTGGTTTTCTATGTCATCTACATATCCCGATTCAGTTTGAAAAGAATAGCTTGTTTGAGTAAAAGACAAATCTAAAAGACTACCAATATTTTGTGAATTTACCGTTAAATATCCGTCTACATTTGTATCGTATGCTGTTGTGTCAAAACTTCTTTTAATAGTTATGTTAATTATTTGGTAAAATGAATTAACCCCTGGCGCTGGCAATAATTCAACTGGATTATCATGGCTATCTAAAATCTCCGCACTCGTTACAGTCACTTTGATAGTTTGAATTAACGCAACAGGCGTTTCAGTTAAAAAGTATTTCCATGCAACTCCATTATGGTATCCATATTTAGCCAAATCGGTATTATACACTAACAATCCAATTGGTGGCGTTAAAGCATTAATTTCAGCCGTTGTAAGTTGCTGTATCTCCTCTTGGTAATCGTCTATTAAAGCGTTATTAAATGCCCTTAAATCGGCTGGTGTGATTTCTGATCCAATGTCTGGGAATAGACTGTCTGATAATGCTTGTACTGCTATTTTACTCATATTGTTATGTATTTAAAAATCTTGAATTAAATCTGTCATTAAATGTACTTCTTGGTATTGATTGACTCTCAAATCTGTACGTTGTTAAAATCGAACCATTAATATAAGTTGCAAACTTAGTTAAACAACTTGAGATTGCTATTGATTCTGCCAAATATTGTTTTGTGCTTACATATTTTGAAAATAAATCTTCAGTATCAATTCCAGCACAAAGTGCTTTATGTATTGTCAAATACGTTTTACTCGAAACTACAGTTGAAAATACTACTCTGAATGGCATATATAAATTATATCCATTGTCAGCACCGAAAAATATAAGTCCTTTTTTTGGCGGCACTATTGGCAATAATGCAGATTGAACATATCCTGAAATATTAACTTCTAAAAACCCATCTCTATTTCCCTCAGGTGAAAAATCAGCAACTTTTAAAAAAGGATATGGATTCGGACTAACTCCAATTGGCACTTCACCTGTTTGCCATCCTTTATAAACCGAAAACACAGGCGGTTGCATGTACTTTATATCCCTAGCAGTGTCAGCAACGGTATAAACAGTATTTAAAGTGTAACTTACTAATATTGGTGTTCCTCCTGAATAGACATAAGTTCCTACTGATTTAATCGTGTGATATCCTTTATAAATTCCTGCTGTAATGTAAACTAAATCGCCTATTTTTAGTAACGTAACTGAATTCATGAATACGCCAGATGTTACTACTAAATTGCCAAAGCTAACGCCAAAATTACCTAATTCAGTTGGTGCATCAAATAAATAATTAATAGGTTGGTAAGCACTTACCCATTGACGTGGACTCCTTATTTGGCTATAATTTTTTTGAATTGGCATTATGCTGCTATTTTTAAAACGTCACTACTAACTTCACTTGCAATCAAATTGTAAAAATCATTTTCGATTTCTTTTGTTAAAGCATCATTGAATATTCCGCTCACCAAATCAGAGCCGCCTTGCTGCCAAATAGTTGTACCCTCTCTGTGTATTTTTCGAGTAATCAAAAAAGCTAATGAATCTTTACTAATTCCATCTTTAGGTGTTATACCTTTTTCATCAATCCATTGCCTAATTACATCTTTAAGTTTGCCAGGTTTGTTGCCGTTTGTTGTAGGTTTTCTACCAAACTCTAAAGCACCGATATATTGCTCGGCATAAACAGTTAAAGTAGAGTTCTTAACATCGTAACGAACCGACTTAGCCAAACGCCCTGAAGCATTAACAGCTCCATACTTAGTAACTCTTTTAGTCTGAATATCTTTAACTAACCTATCAGTTAACTCTAATCCTAATTTATTTAAATATTCGTTAAAGTCCATTTTATATTATTTCAGAAGTTGGTAAACAATCGACAACTGTTGAAATTACTTTAGCATTAAACCTCACGAACATTCCGCTTGTGATTCCGTTGAACTGCTTAAAATATGGCTCTGCTTGGTAACCTGTATATTGAACATTTTTAGCAATTAGCCATTGCTCTAATCTTCTTTGCATTATATCTGCCTGCTTGATTATCTCGAGTCTGTCTTCATCATTTGTGTGCGGAGTATCTTGAAAAATTAACGCTATTAATACGTTAGGTATAGTATCAACCGCTTGGTTTTGGTCGGCTCTGCTAATTGTAAAAGGATATAAATGAATTTGTGGTAAAGGTTGCTTTTCGATAGCTAAGTTTGCATCCGATACTCTGCCATGATAAAAAGTACCATTCGGATTTATATCAAAGGCTATCTCTTTTATGGTATCGACAAAATCTTTGTACATTTTACAAAAGTAATCAATTTTAATAGCGTTTTATTTTGTTAGCCTTATTTTTTTTGAAGCATCCGATACGCCTCCTCAAGGTCTTTTTTGTACATACTTTCCTCAAAGTCCATTAATAAGACTTCATATATTTCCTCCGCTGGCAAAGCCATTACTTCACTCATTGTTTTGTGATACTTTTCACCAATGGTTTTAATGGTCATTTTAGCGCCAAACTTTTTAAACCTATCCACATCTGCCAACACCTCCGCTTGTGTGGGCTTATAGTCGTTTAATCGCTTGTACTTGTCAAAAAATCGTGATAACTGTTCAAAAAAAAAGCAGCCAAAGGATATGAAATGGTAGTTGGTAGCTTTGAATAGTCCACATCCGTATATACTTTTAGTATAGGTATCATTGCTTTAAATGGTTTTTCCGCTGCAATTAAATGAGCCTTTGCAACTTCAACTTTACCATAGGATTCTTTTCCAATATCGACTTTATTTTCTTCAGCTACATAAGCATCGGGCAATTCACTCATGAATGAAGTAGCTAACATAATCGAAGCTAAAGATTCGCTATTGAGTCGCTCTAATTGGTCTTTTGAAACATCGAGTAAACAACTAACTTGTTCCAATGCTGTTTCGCAATCCATCCAGTTAATAAATCTTTCAAATGGCACATCATGCCATGAAGTTGGTATTTGAATTATTTGAGTTCCTATACTTGAGGTTATCATATTAGTGAATTTCGTTTTATAGTAGTAGCGTATTTTTGTTTGGTCAAATGTTGAAAACTATATCTAAGTGAGTCAATTCCGTGATTAAAGGCATCAACCGGTATTCCTGCTTTCTTATCATTCCAAAGATAATTAGATAATTCCTTTTTTAAGTTATGGCTTCGTTCAGTTATTACTAATGCATAATCTTGCATTTTAGTAATGCCTGCACTTACCGAACCTTGTCCCTTTTCGCATCCAATTATATTTAATCCTTTTCGCTTTAAATCGTCAATTAGTCTCGGCTCTGAATTATCTCCGATAATCAAATCAGTTGGTTTGCTAATCAGTTGTTTATTCGCTTGTAGAATAGCATCCGTTCCCATCCCTTGACTTGAGTAAAGTAATTCATCTGCAAATATAGTTTTTGTTTTTTCATCAACAGCAACTTTTATTAATGTTGTCGGGTCAATGCTGAATCCATAATCTTGACCATAAGCATAAGGAAGCGAATTGTTAAAATTTCCAATAGTCCAATTCGTAAATATAGCACCCTCCCTTGTTGCCCTTTCTCCACTTCCATAAATTTTCCACCAATAATCATTGTGCTTCCTACTTTCAATATCCTCTATCTGTGCGGTGGTCAAATAAGGGTTATCTCTATATGTTGTTATTAGCGGTGGGTATTTTTCAATATAAGGGTCGAGCCAGTGTTCTAATCCTAATGCGGGGTTATAGTCGCAAATTATCTTGTGCCTTGTTCTCGGGAATAGTTGGTCTATTGTTTCCTGTGGGAACTGGT